ATATGATCTTCGTTGAAGGCAACCTTCCAACCGGCCACAAGACGACGGTCAGGTCCGGCCGGCCCGCGGGGCCGGAAATGCAGGTGACCACCGACACCTGCGGCATGCTGGAAGCATACGCCGAGGTGGACAAGTCCTTGGCTGATTTGAACGGCAACACGGTGGATTTCAGGCTGTCCGAAGACCTCGCGTATATAGAGGCCATGAACAACGCTTGCGCGGAAACCCTGTTTTACGGGGACACCGGCAAAGATCCGGAAAAGTTCCTGGGCCTTGCGCCGCGGTACAATTCTTTGACGGCGACTGTCCACAACAGCGAGAACGTCATAGATGCCCTGGGGGGGACCGCCGCCAACAACACATCCATATGGTTGATCACCTGGGGGCCCAACACGTGCCACGGGATTTTCCCCAAGGGCCAGACAGCCGGGTTGCAACACACCGACCTGGGTGAGGTGACCATCCAGGACTCCCAGACACCGGCGGGTAACTTCCAGGGGTATCGCTCCCACTACAAGTGGGATATCGGCCTGTGCCTCCGTGATTGGCGGTATGTGGTGCGCATTGCCAACATCGACACCACAGCATTAAAGAAAGACGCCGCTTCCGGTGCGGATGTCATTGAATTAATGGTAAAAGCTATTCACAAATTACCTTCAATGGGGATGATGGGCAACATGGTGTTCTATTGCAATTCCACGATTCACACGTACCTGGATTTGCAAACCCTGTACCGGAAAAATAACGCCCTAACCTACGGCCCGGATGTACATGGGCGGGAGGTCTTGAAGTTCAGGGGCATTCCGGTTAAACGGTGCGACGCCATCGCCATCGGCGGAACCGATAAGGAGCTGCACGTAGAAGCATAAAACCTTAAGAAAAGGGGGCCGCGCATCCATCTCACGCGGGGGAAGGATAAATCATGATTATCGACAAGCAAAATGTGTTTTCCGAGGCCCAGGCAGTGACCGCGACCACCGTAAAGTCCGCCAACGTGGTGGATCTTGGGGCGGATCACGACGACGTCCCCGCCGATCCTGAAAAAGGAGACTTGATTGTGGCCGTCAACGTTGCAACCGCGTTCGCCGCATCAGGCGCAGTAAGTATCGTGGTAAAACTGCAAGGGTCCGATACCTTGTCCGGCGGAAATCTTGCAAGCCCGCAAGACCTGGTCGAATCTCCCTCGATGGGTCCAAAGGCGAAGCTGGTACCCGGGTTTGGGTGGCTTCTGCGGGTGCCGAAAACACTCAGTTACCGTTATTTGCAATTAGATTATACCTCAACGGCGGCACCTACGGCCGGCGCCCTTGACGCAACCCTGGTGTTGGACGTCCAGACGAACCCCGCGACATCATAGGCCTAGGGCTGGTGGGGCGTTAATGACTGCTGGGGGGGGGATATAAATGTACTCTGCGGTGGATATATGCAACCTGGCGCTGGCTTACCTCAGCGTGCCCAGGATTAGCTCCTTGAATGACGAGGGGGACGTTGCCAGGTCTTGCAATCAGGTGTTTGACATGATTCGCGACGCGGTACTTGAAGAGCACGACTGGTCGTTTGCGCGTAAAGAACTGGCGTTGGCGGAAATTGACGAGTCGTATGGCGGATGGGCGTATACATATGCGTACCCTGACGATTGTATTGTACCCAGGTCGATAATTCCAGCGGCCCATATGGCCAACCGTGTGAATTACGAGATTCGGATAAGCGCGGACAGCGAACAAAATCTCATTCTTTCCGATCAGGAGGCGGCGTCATTGTTATATACCGCGCGGATAGAGAACACCGTTTTGTTCGCACCGCTTTTCGTCTCCGGCCTGTCCGTACGGCTTGCCGCGGACCTCGCCCTCCCCTTGCGGTCGGATGCCAACATGGCCAAGCTTCTCTATGAGAGGTACCGTTACGTCATCGGGTTCGCGGCGGAGTCGGATGCCGGGGCGGATTACGGAAAGGCAACGACAGCGAATTTATTTGTGGAGGCCAGAACATGACCATTACCGTGCAAAAGCATTCGTTTACCGGCGGAGAGTGGGCGCCCGCCTTGTATGGGCGCTCCGATATGCAGCGGTATGACACCGCGGTGCGCACGATGCAAAACGCCTTTCCCCACCCTCATGGCGGCTGTTCCAACCGTCCAGGGCTGGGTTTCGTGGCTCCGGTGAAAGACTCCACCAAGAAGGTGCGGCTGGTTTCGTTCCAGTTCTCCGTGGTCCAAGGGTATATTCTTGAATTCGGGGATAGATATATTCGTGTCTATAAAGATGGCGGGGTTGTTGTGGAGGCGGGCAAACAGATAAGCGCAATCACACAAGCAAGCCCGGCGATTGTCACGACCGCCGCCGCGCATGGATACGAGGCTGGGGACTGGGTGTTTATGGCCGGTGTTGACGGCCTGGAAAAAACCGTATTTTCCCGACAAGCGCTTTTGGAAAACAATCCTCTGGGCACCACGGACGGCAGTGATACGGTGCGCGTCTCCATGGACAAGCATGGCATTTTTAACGGGGATGCGATTAAAATAAGTGATGCGGAGGACGTGGGCGGGATTACCGCCGCTAATTTGAATGGCGAGTTTACAGCCACCTTTGTTGACGACAACACATTCGAATATACGGCTGGTGCCCCGGCAACCGCCACTGTTGCGGCCGGTGGTGGTGGTTCCGTGTTGGTGGAGTTTTCGCTTTTACGCATTCCCGTGGTGGATCAAAAGACGTTCAAGGTGTCCGCGACACCATCCGCCACGACGTTCTCCCTGAGTGATGTTTATGGCGCCGCGCTAGATACAACGGGCGTGACGCCACATGTTGTTTCCACCGAGACCACGAGCCACAAGGTATACGAAATCACGACGGAGTACCCGGAAGGCGATCTTGCGCGATTGAAATTCACACAGAGCGCGGATGTCCTGTATATCACCCACCCTTCACACCCGCCACGAACGCTAAGCCGCCAAGATCACGACAATTGGACCATCGAGGACATTGCGTTCGGGCCGACCATCGCCGCGCCCACAACGCTAGTTAGGGGGGGGTCGGGATATTGGTTCCGTGTAACAACAGAGTCTGAGCATGGCGTGGAATCTGTCCCGTCCGATGAGGTCGAAGGAGGGTTGGGGGAACCCATGACGTGGACCTCTCCACCCTCGGGCGCGGATAGGTTTCATGTATATCGCCGGCAAAACGGCATTTATGGTTATGTCGGAACGTCTCGTCAAAAAGCGATCGCAGTTAGTACTCTTACCAACGAGCTGAATTCCACCGCAGGGTCACAAGACATTAAGGTTAACCTTCCGAACCATGGATATAGATTAAACGACACAGTTAAAATAAGCGGGGCTGTGGGCTTCGCTGGGCTTACGACCGGGCAGTTGAACGGAACGTTTACGGTAACGGCTGTTGTAGACGACCACAATTTTAAATACGCCGTTTCCGGTGCGCCGGCAACGGCTACGATGAATGGCCAGGGTGGCGTCATAACAGTGGAAAACCTGTCACGCTTTATTTTTACCTCACCCGGCGAGGGTTTTAAACCGGACCTCGAAGACACCCCTCCGGAGTTATATCAGCCTTTCGACGGCGACGACAATTATCCGGCCGCGTCCTGTTTTTATGAACAACGCTGGGTGGCGGCCCGCACCAACAACGCGCCCCAAACAATATGGGGGTCTATAACCGGGGACTACAAAAACTTCAACCGGTCTGTTCCCGCGAAGCCGGACGATTCCTACGAATTCACGGTTTTATTGCAGGGGCGGGCGGACGAAATCCGGTGGCTGGTGCCGATGAAATCATCGGTTCTGATCGGCACCTCCGGCAACGAAATTAAAATGGATTCCGGTGATGCCGCCAAGGCGCTCACGGCGAACAATGTCAACATCCAGGTGGAAAGCCGCTGGGGGCAATCCCACGTGCAGCCCCTGGTGATCGGAAGCAGCGTCTTGTGCGTTGAGCGGTCCGGCGCGGTCGTTCGGGAGCTGACCTATTCGTTCGAGGTGGACGGGTTGGCCGGTAACAACCTTGCTGTTTTGGCCAGCCACCTGTTTAGTGGTCACGCCATCTCGGAGTGGGCTTACGAACAGCACCCCGATTCAATTGTGTGGTGCGTTCGTAATGATGGGGTCCTTCTAGGGCTTACCTACATGCGTGAACACCAGGTGTGGGCCTGGCATCACCACAACACCGATGGTCAAGTGGAATCAATCGCGTCTGTTCATGACGAGGACAACAGCCACATCTACGTCATTGTGAAGCGGGTCGTAAATGGTATTGAACGGCGGTATGTGGAACGGCTTAGAAAGCGCCTGCCGGCTTACGAAGATGGTTCGTTTGACGTACAGGACGCCTTCTTTGTGGACTCGGGATTAACACACGACGCGCCCGTGGCAATAACGGGAATTACCAATGCGGACCCGGCCGTGGTGACCACAGCCACAGCGCATGGCTTTTCGGATGGGGACCTGGTTGATATCAGTCGGGTGGCGGGCATGACGAAACTCAACGGCAACCGGTATAGGGTGGCAAGTGGCGCCAGCACGACTTTTGAGCTCAAGACCGAAAACGGCGCGTCCGTTGACAGTAGCGACACCGACGTGTGGGGGGCATATATTTCCGGTGGGCAGGTCAGAAAGGTTGTGACGGTTGTCCACGGCCTTGACCACCTGGAGGGGCGGGAGGTCTCGATTTTAGCCAATGGGGGGGTTCTAAGTAGCCAAACGGTTAACGACGGATATATCAGGCTTGCCGAACCCGCGTCCAGGGTGCACGTTGGAATACCATATACATGCACCGTGGCCACGTTGGATTTTGATTATATGCTCCAGTCTGGCACTACCTCGGACAAGCTTAAAAACATATCTTCCGTCGCGGTTACCCTGGATAAAACCCGAACTTTTTCGGTCGGCGTGAACGACGGCGATCTTGAAAAGGTGTCTTTCCGGACCGATGAGCGGTACGGCGAGCCCACGGCCCTCTTTTCGGGCACCAAGGAAGTGATCGTATCGTCCGAGTCTTCGCGTAATATATGGTTAAAGGTTCAAACCAGCGATCCGCTGCCTTTTACAATCTTAAAGCTTGCGGCCAGAATCAACCATGGGAACACATGAGCAACCGTTTGTCGTCGAAGCGTCACAACCGCTGATCGCCGTGTTGAAGGGCCGGATGCGCGCAATCGATGAACGCACCTGCCGCGATACAATCAGCGTTGGAGCGGGTGCCGGATTGCAGTGGTCGTTTGACGCGTCGCCGGTTTCCTGGGTGTGTCTTGATCCAACTGGTAGCCCCGATGACGAGCCGCAACCGGTTTTTGCGTGGGGAGCGGCGTCGCTCTCCGTTTTACAATATAAAGGGATTCCGTGGTTCATGGGCTCGGACAGGATCGGCGCGCTTGGATTGAGGATTTTGCGCCAAAGCTCACGGTATCTTGCCCTTTTGTTTGAACATTTCGACTTCCTTGAAAACATGGTGGACAACCGTCACCAAAAATCGGTGGCCTGGTTACGTTGGTGCGGTTTTCACATGTCGGAGCCACAGCCGCATGGTGACAACAATATTCCGTGCCGGCGGTTCTGGCTGGCCAGAAAGGAGTTCTGATGGAAGCTGCGACCCTGTCCATGATATTAGCGGGAGCGGGCGTGGGGCTGTCGGCCTACTCCGCGTACGCGCAGCAACGCGCACAAAACCGTGCCGCGGAGCACCAGGCCCAGATGGCGGCGCGCAATGCGGAGACGGCGGAGGTCAAGGCCCGTGACGTCGAGGAAAGGGGGCGGGAGCGGGAACGCAAATTACGGCGGCACATCGCCATAACCAGGAGCAGCCAGCGGCTGGGTTACGCAAAAGCGGGCGTGCAGCTAGGGCCCGGCTCCGCCATGGAAACCCTCCGGGATACGGATTATTTAGGTGAGCAAGACGCGCTGGCGCTACGGCACAACACGGCGATGGAGGCCTGGGCGACAAGGCGTCAGGCCCAGAATTACCGGGGTCAGAGCGCACAATATAGGTCGCAAACGACAAGCCCGCTACTCACCGGCGGCGCCACACTTTTAACAGGGGCGGTGCGGGCGTATGACCGATTTTCAGCATAGGGGTGACAAGGCGTGGCGAAAATAGAGCCGTATAGACGGGTTGTTGAAATCAATCCGGTTGATGCGCGGATCTCCGGTGGTGCCAGCGGAAGGTCCCCTTCCGCCTGGGCCTTTGGTGTCATTGGTGACGCTCTGGCTGATGCGTCTTCCGCGCTTTTGAGAGAGCGCCGCCGCGCGGAGCGGGCCGGGGTGCGGGACATGTTGAACGCAGCGCAGGACGACCTGCGCCCGTTTCTGCAAGACATCTATAACCGCAAGGGTAAAGACGTTCTTGGTTCATATGAAGAGGCGCAAGATTTCTTGGCGCAACGCCGCGAGGCGGACAGGGAAGCGCTGGCAAACGACCAACAGCGGGAATTATACGCCGCCTCTTTTGACAGACTGGCGCAAAGCAGCCTAAACAGGGTGATTGCTTTTGAATCCAAAGGGTTGAAACAATACAACAGGGATACGCTGGATGCCCAGAACGCTACGTCTATTGACGACGCCGTCGCGAACTATACGGACCCGGAAGCAATAAAGAGCGCCGAAGAAACCATCACGGCCAACACAAGCGCGGCGGCAAAGGATGATGGGCTGGATGGCCAGCTACTCAAACACCGTGTGAATGGCGCTGTACATCATTTGTATATGACCGTGTTAAACACCATTGAACAGGACTCTCCGGAAGCGGCGGAAGGCTTTTTCGAGGCACACGAAGACAAGTTTACCCCCGTCACCAGGGCTAAAATCAAACAGCGCCTCAAGGCAAACGCGACGGCCGCGTGGGTACGCAACGAGGCCATCAGGTTGTCTTCATCTGAATTGCCCCTTGATCAGCAGTTGGCCGAGGTCGACAAAATCAAGGATCCAAAGTTGGCTGATGATGTCAGGCGGCGGTTGAAAATGAGAGCTGCCGAAAAAGAAACCGCAAAGAAAACCCAGGAAAGACAGTTTTTAGAGGAAGAATGGGATAAACTTTACGCTAATCCCGGCGACTACGCCATTCCATATACCAGGTTGCCTTTTCCCCAACAACTGGCAATGGAAACCTACCAGTCCAAGTTTGCCCAGACAGAAGGTGCGAAGTTTGGCGTTGGCCGTGCGCCAAAAACAGACCCGGCACTTTACCATCAGTTGACTATGATGGATCAGGATGAGTTTTTAAAACTGGATCTGCTTAATGAGAAGTACGTGAAAAAATTAAGCGTGGCTGACTTCAAGACGATGGTTAAGTCCCAGCGGGATCTCAGGCTTGGCAAAAAAGACGCGTTCCGTGCTCGGTCTATAAACTCACAGATAACAGACCGTGTTAGAGGGTTGGATGAGCTTGATGTCGATACCGAAGAGGGCCGCCAGCGAATGTCAGCCTATAGGATCGCCGCGGATAATGAGATATCAAGGCTAAAGCCCGCGGAACGGACGTCAGAGAACATCGATAAAATTATAGACAAGTTGCTGGAACCGGCAACAATCGACAAGTTCTTGTTTGACGATACGATATATCGGTTTGAAATCGGAACCATGAAAGACCCGAGGAAAAAGGAGGCGGCATACCGGGCGAACATACCCGAAAACCTCCGTGACTATAGGAACGTGGCCTATGATGCCGCCGCCAATGTTTATTATGTGGACGGAGACGGAATTCGCCACTTGTTTGATGTAAATGGCAACCTTGTTAAAAGTTTCCGTGATCCGCGGACGCGGCTGACCGCGGACACTCCGGCAACGGCCGTTGCCCGGACTGAAGAACGCGAACAGGCGGTCGTGCCCGACGAGAACGAGAGCGCGTACCTGGATTTCTCGGCGCCATAAGGATGAAAGGCCGCCACGACTTGAACCTGACCAGCCGTGCTTGAGCGAACAGGCCCTGGAAGCAAATATTGTAATACATATCAACGTGATAATTTAGTTACAGGTCAGTTTGCTAAAAATACAAAATCAAGGGTCTGGGTTTGTCAAGACCAAAAACATGACCTCACCATACGACAATCTGAGACCGGAGGGGTGGGTTGAGACGGAACCCCCCGCCGAATTCATGCGCACGCCGGGCAGTAACAACGGAAAGGCCCGCTACGATGCGTTGAAACCCGAGGGGTGGGTTGAAACCGAAAGGGCGCTTGTTGATCGCCCGTACGTACCCGAGACGCTGAGAGGCACCGAATATGAGGCAGACGCTCCCAGGCTTGAAAAGTTATTGTTCAGCAGGAAGGAGCAGGGTTTTGAAACCGCCGTGGCCCTTGATCGCGGCAAGCTACAGTGGGCGCTGGAACAATTTAAAGGCGTGGCTCCGGACGTTGCCGCCAAGGGCGGTGGACCCCAAAGGTTGGACAGCCTGAGGGGCAAATTAAGTTAGAGTCAGAGTTTATAGAAAACGTTACAGGCATCAGGCTGCCTTGTCGAACGGGTGAGGCAAACCGTAATAGACCTCATCC